AAATGGATTCCTGTTGGAATGGTTGCACCGTTTCTCTCACCGGACAACACAGTTATGTTTGCCTTCTCCTTGTATTCCGGACACTTCAAGTGTATGTCCAGTTTGCCCATCTGTGGCATACCGAACGTACCCGTCATCTCCGTTTGTGGTTTGTGGAAAGACCCTTGCAGGATCACAGATCTGTCTTCTGCCATACTGTCGATCGCAGTCTCTTTGTCGTCGCCAGTAATTTTAACAAGATCCAAGAATCCCAGTCCATGCGTATGTTTAACGATGTCTTTTAAGATGTCTATCATAATGTTCTTATTGTATAGGATATTTAGGTCTTAGTCTAGTGTTATTTCAGAAACTCTGTAAACAGCCGGATTTTGTTTACCAGGATTTTTAAATATGGCGTAACTGGCACCAGGTCTGAATTGATTCATCTCTACTAATTCATATCCCTCGTCCTTGATGATCTGTGTCATCGCAGTTTTTGTGTTGTAGTTCCAATAACCTCTTTGGGCCATGTCAAGTTCCTGATCGAAGTGGCAGTCAGCGTACTGTATGAAACAATAACCTCCTGGAATCAGCACCCTCTTGATGTCATGCAGGTACTGTTGTATGTGTTTCTGTGTGAAGAAAACAAATGTGTCCCAACTGAACACAAGGTTGCAACTGTTCTCCGGAACACCTGAACAATCTGTTTGTTTTGTGGTAATGAATTTTAGGTATTTGTGGTGTTGTTTATTGAACAGTGCCCTAATTACTTTCTCCCTGCAAAGAAGCACGTCCACGAAGTAATTCAATCTCCATGTCCTGAAATCCATGGAGAACATGCCGTCCCCTGGTCCTATCTCAAGGCTGTTGTAAATGTTGGTCCTTGCAAACTGAAATATCTTGCTCTGCACAAATTTCTGTAGAGTGGGATCGATCATGGGTGTGAGTTTTTTCTGGTCGAGATCACGTCTGAACCATTCGGGAGTCTTGTCTAGCCTATCTATGACTTCTTTGTTGTTTGCGTCAACGGCCAACTCTATGTCCTTAAGTATCTTGAGGTTTGAGTCTATTAACTGCTGTAGATCCTCTTTCTTGACCCGTTCCAGTTTCTCTATCAGTAACTTTATTTCTTCTATGCTTAACATAATTGTATTTAGAATTCGAATAGTTTATTGAATGTGTTTGTGGTCTCTGTGCTTTGTACGTCCCAATCCAACACACCTATGAGGTTGTCGATCTTCTGGTCCAGTATTGTGGCCTCCATGGCATCACCGTCGAACGGCAGTTCCTTGAACCACTCTGGTATACGCATCTCATCCACTGGATATGCGATACTAGTATAGCCCATGGGATTATTTTTAAGTTTGCACACAATCACTTTTGCTCCATCTGTTATTGGCATAGAATACTTGTCACCATACATGTCCCTACACCTGTTCCAGTTCATGCTGGCCCTGACGTGCCCTGGCATGTTTGCCCTACCGGCCTTTTCTTCTGCCGCTGTGTACTTGGTCATGTTGTTCGCTCTTTTTGGAGAACCTTTCTCCCAACCTGGCCTTGCTTTGAATTCTGACCTGAACTCGCTTATTTTTTTTAACACTTCTTTTTCTTCCTTGCCCTGTAGCACCATGTAAAGAAGATCACTCAAGAAATCCTGTACGAACACAGGTGTGTCAGAACGTTTAAGATCCAGTCCCATCGCTTTCATCTTGCCATCCTTGCCTTCTACGTCTGCACGTGTGCCTTCCTTATCATAGTACAGCACCGCATATCTCTTTTTTGTGATGAACAGTCCCTTCGACGCAACAAGTTCTCTACCCGCCGCGATGACCTCTCCACGTGTACTTGGTGTGTGGAATGCCCGAGTCATGAATGATTTGAATGACCCGTTGACCTCTTCCGCTATCTTGTCATATAGTCCTAGCACAGAATCTTTGGTCCATGGTATGAGGCCTTCGTTGATCTCTTTTTGTAATGTTTTGTATGCTGAGAAATACACAGAGTCTGTGTCTCCATACACAACACTCTCACCTTTGTGGTCATACTTGCCTGCGACTATTTCATTGACCTTGCTGGCCATGTGTTTGGTTATACATCTACCAGTGAGTGTGACCGATTGTCCTATCCTCATGTCAAAGAACCTACAACCCGGATTAAGTATTGCACCATACAGACTGTTTAAGTTAATCTTTTTCACAAGTTGCCTCTTGTCCCAATACTCCCGTTCGATCTCGTTGTCTCCACAGTCACGCATTTTTCTCTGCATCTCTTGTCTTTCTTCATACCAACGTTTCAGCAGTCCTGGTATGATCGCTTCATACTCGTATGTGAATATTGTGCCATTGGCACTCAGCATCCATTTGTTGTTGCCGTCAAACACTATGTCATAAAGTTGAGCGGCACTCATACGCACACTGGTCTTGTCTTCCCAGTCTACTATGATCTCTGTACCTTTCTCTTGATTCATAACTGCTTGGTATTCCCAACTACCGAACTGGCTGTCCCATGCCGCCGCGAATGATTTTTTTGCGTGTTTGGCCCTGTTGATCTCTGCTGATGTTATCACAGGTCTTATCTGTCCTACTATAGTCTCCGGTCCCATGTTCAATGCACGGATCACACTTGGATACAGTGAGTTGATGTCAACAGAACCAATCCAGTCGTGTATTCCTTTTTGTGGGGTTGCCACGTGGGCTCCTGCGGCCGGTTGGTTCTCCTCACCGTCCTTCTTGTATTTCCTACCTGGTACCTGCATACCACGTCTGTGTGTCTCGTTCACTATGGCCTGTTCTGTCACTGCCACTGCACCCATTGTGGTCTGTAGCAAAACAGTGTTCTGGTGTGCGATCTCGTTGGCAAGTTCTATGAACTTCAGTTTCTTCTCGAGCTTGGCCAACAGTGCAGTATCCTGTCTGTTGTATTCTATGAAAAGTCCAAAGTCATTTTTATACAAGTTGTCCAGTGACCCCTCGTATACTGTTTTTCTTTCATCTAATTCATGCTCGCCTATTGCGTCCAGTCTGAAACTGTGTCTTTCTTCGTATGTGTATTTTCTATAAAGTTCTAATAAATCCAGGTGTACCCTGCCAACTAGATCAAAACTCAACTGTTCTCTGCCATACTTTTCAAAAACCCTCTTCCTGGGTTTTTCACCCCAGAAGCACAATCTTCTTGTGTCATCTGAGCTCAACACTTTCTGTATCCTTCCCACGGTGTATGGGATATCATAACCCTCCGAGTTCCAACCTGACAGTATGTCTGCGTCCTGCACTAGTTCCAGGAATGCGTCCAGCATGTCCTTCTCCTTTTCGAACAACATGGTGTTGTCGAATCTCTTTGTGAGTTCTTTTGCGTCTGTCATGCTGATGGTCTTGGGAGGTACTGCGAATGTGACCAGTTGGTCCGTCCAGCTCATGTAACAACTTATGGCAGTTATGGGCATGAACGGATCATCTGTTGTTGAATAACCTCGATCTGGATCGAAGTCAACTTCAATATCGAAAAACATCACGTTGAGTTTTGGGGTTTCCTTGCCCAAGTAGTTCTCTTCCAGACATCTGAACACAGGATTGATGTCATTCTCGTATAATTGCTTGTTGGATCTTATCCTCTGCTCTTTTATGAATTCCTTGTTAGTGGCACACTGCACTCTCTGTAATGGTGCACCCGTCATTGATCTGTGTTTGCCCCTTGCGTCCTCGTAGTAGAACACGTACCTGGCATCGTACTCCGTGAATATTCGACCCTTCTTGGGATCACGTTCTACGACGTATATCTTGTCCTCATCTTTTTTGAATAGTGCATCTATGTAACTCATTGTATGAATACCTTATATAATCCTATTGTGTTCATTATTGTAAACCAACCTGTAAGACAAGCAATCCAGATTAGTCTACGTCTGATTCCTGCCCAACACATGGTGCTAGATCCTAGCCAGTATAAAGGAAACACTATACTCATTATAGGGTGTGGTGATGTAAATGTCAATACCGCTGATCCGCAAACGGTCACTACCACAGAAAACAGTTCTAGGTAGAATGCTTTTGAATCTGTGTTGTAACTGGTTACCCAAAATTCTTTGAGTAATTTTATCACTAAAGTTTGCCGGCTGTGTTTAGTATGCTCTCCAGGGTGTCCATTTCATCTGCGATGTTCTGGTAGTTGCCCTTGTGTGCAACTGATATTGCCTTGTTTATCAGGGCTGGTTTCAATTCTAGTTCTTCTGCGATTGCTTTCACTGTGTCTTTCAATCCACCTTTCAAGTCCTCGACCTCACCTAGTACCTGTGAGCCCTGTGAAATGATCTGGATCAATTTCTGCTTTTCAGCGTCATTAAAGTTTCTTACTGCCATTTGTTTCTCCTGTTGTTATCCAACAAGTATATAACAAATCTACAATGAATGCAAATTATTTTTTCTTTTTAGTTTTGACGTTTATCGCTTTACCACGTCTATTAGGATTAGGATCTTTTCTTCTCTTCCTTGCCGCCGCACTTGCCCGGCCTTTTTTACCCAGTGCGTATGCTTTCTTGGCAGGTAAACACTTGGGTTTCCCCTCACCTTTGCTCTTGCCACCACATGATCCTCTGATCTTTCCTTTTGGACCCATTCGCACCCATTTGTCCTTGAACCATTTTTTAAGGTCCTCATTGAGTGTTTCTTCAAAAACCAATTCTCCGCAGTTAACACAG